TCAGAAACCAAAGATCCTGTCACCGCGGACGAAAGTTCGCCGTTGACTATCTCGGTAGCTGATGTCGCATCCCCTTCTGTGCCGCGCGCTCTTAGAGCGGCTTCACAGGAGGTTCGGCGACAGCGGGCTTCCGAGGGCCCGTCTCACCCCGCAGGGGGAGGGTCGGACTCGAAGGAGTTAGTTGTCGGGAGGAGTGGTAATGTGCGGAGGAAGCTTCGCAGTGCTGGCCGTCGCCTTCGCATCCTAACGGATGTGTGGCGTGTGGCCTTATCTGCAGCATTCTCGGCTAACATTACCAGGGGAGGTTGTCCTGCGGCACCTCGGGTCCACTTCATGTGGGCCCGTGGTGTCCAGTTCATCCGTAAGACTGCCTGCCACCAGGGCGTCTATCGAGCGGCTCGTGTGCTTAAGGAATTCTCCTCGGCTTGCCGAGAAGCGTTTCTTTTGTCACGCAAACCGCCCAAATCGAAGCTCTGGAACGGCGGGGATCCAGGTTGGGGAAGCACGACCATCTGTGGACAGTTGTCCATGATTGGTCGGGCCCTCCCGGTCGGTGCAAGCAAGGAGACTCAGAAGTCTCTTGACCAACATGAGTCCCGCCTTACGGCGGAATTCAAGGTTGGACAAGATGACTTGGACTCTCTTTCTGCTTTTGCCGAGACCTGGGCCAAGAGGCACCTGCCTCGTGTCCCCCGGTATTCGGACACTGCTTCGTTCCTTTCGGGGAATTCAGCGACGTTCGATACCGGGAAGTCACAAGGAGGGCTCTCTTCTAGTCTTAGGATTGACCTTGCCAGTGCCTGTCTGCAAGATCCCCCACCGCCCCCGTCCTTTGTTCCTTGGAACATTTGGAATGGGGCGCTGTTGGAAATTGCACAGGTCGCTAACGTGCCTTCAGGTGGCATTCCTCAGGGTCGCGTGTGCGTCGTTCCCGAACGGGGGCTCAAGACTCGAGTTGTGTCTGCTATGCAGACGCAATCTCTGGTCTTGGGCCATCTCGCTCGTCGACGACTCATGCGCGGCCTGAAGAAGTGGCACTTGACTCGGCGCGTGGTAACTGGTAAGGAAGAGGAATGTGTGCCTTCGCTTCATGGAGCCGTCGGGGCTGTCTTGTCTTCGGACTTGACGGCCGCGTCCGATATGATCCCAATTGCGGTCGCTCAGGCGATCGTAGCTGGTCTCATTCGGTCGGGACGGTTCCTTGAGGCTGAGGCGGAGGGAATGAGGCTCTGCACTGGACCTCAGCGGCTGACGTGGCCTAACGGTCACGTTGCCGACACTTCCCGTGGTATCTTGATGGGTCTGCCCACTACGTGGGCCCTCCTATCAATCTACCACGGTTGGTGCTGGTCAGCGGCTGAATCGGTGCAGCGGCAATTCATGACTAATGTCGGCGGATCCGGGATCCTCGCGAAAGCGCAGATCTGCGGCGACGACTTAGTCGGAATCGCCATGCCTCGGGCCCTCCGTGCCTACGAGAGTGCTCTCACCCGCACGGGGGGAGAATTCTCGCCAGGCAAGCACTTTCCTCCTACTGGATGTCGTTGCGTATTCCTCGAGACTCTCTGGGAGCTGCGGGGGCCCCGGATACAGATCACCGATTCGTTGGTGCCTGTATGCCGGGTCCGCCGCGGAAAGAAAGGTAAGAGGCGTAGAAGGGTG